CAACTCCTATTAAAGCTTCATTATAAAAGAAACCCAATGCATAAAGAACTTCTTCGCCAAACTTGTCTGGGTCAATATGACCATGCCAGTGGGCAACTATAAGACCAGACTTAGCATCAATAACATGAGCGGTAGAATAGTCACCCCTAGCCAATCCTTCGGCCACGTCAGCTCCAATAGCATAAACAGCTCCTGCCTGTGGTGTTTGCCATACGGAGAGCGGTCCACCGGAGGACTCAAACATATAAGAGTTTCGAACATCAGAGAGTTTTTTATTAAAACCTTTCTTAGGGGTTGTTGTAATAAATCTATTTAAAGCGTCAATGTCAAATACTGGTCTGCCAGAACGAATGAATGCTTCTTCTGGATTAGATGGGTACTCTTGGTGTAGTTGCCATATTGGTAGTTCTGCGGCTTGCGCGTCATACCAGGCTTGGTCACGACCAGATGCTGACCATGGAAAGAAGATTCCACGGAAACGATTAGTCCCAGTCTGCGACCCATGCCATAAATTAAAGAATATATTACCTTCACCCTTGGCAGTAGACAAGCAGATAACACGACCACCTACGTCAGCAATTGGCTCGATTGATGCCCAGGCTTCCTCAGGATTAGGCAAAAAAGCCATCTCGTCGATTATAGCCAGATACACTGATTCACCTCTAGCAGGCTCGTTAGCAGATGGCATTGATTCAATTACAGAGTCATTACTAAAGGACATCTTAAGAACGTTATTTTGTAATAGTTCAGGACCAGACAATCTCATCCAGTCAGGTATAAATTTATAAATATACTTAGCCTTTTGTAAAAGCTTTGTAGCTTCACGTTCAGTCTTTGAAAGCATAACCACAAATCTGTCTGGCCAAAAGAAAGTAATCCAGAAAGCATATGCTGCAGCCAAAGTGGAGAATCCAATCTGACGTGCCTTTAATACTATTGTATATCTATCACTTAACCATGCTTTAACAGTTTCTTTTTGCGCGTCCCTTAAAACAAAAGCAATACGTCCTTGGTTAGGGTGTTTAATATAAGCATAGTTTTCACAGAAGAAAGCAAATGCTTCTGCTAGTTCTGCTGGTGTTGCGTTCTCTGGCCCACGGCACTTACGAAAGTTCCACTCATTAAGTAAACTATTTAGTTCCACGCCAAAACTCCAATCCCGAATAACGCTGTATTGTTTCTGGCAAGAACACGTCTTCTGGTTTGCGTGATTTCTTTTCTAACTTTGGTCTTACTTTGTGTAGATTCTTAATCCCTGTAAGACTGTTTTCAGAGATACCTGAGCTGTCTTCAATGTTCTGATATTCATGATTGTATTGCGGAATTTCCAAGTATTCATATATTTTATTAATTTCCTTCTGTGGATTGGTGGTTAAGTCATCATACTCAACAAAGTGAAACAAGTGTCTATATTCTGGATTCATTGCATGTTTCATATTATTTAAGCATCTCATTATATCATTACCAAACTTCATTAGCCAATCTGCTCTGCGGTCAGCCATTGGTTTATCTGGAAATGTTTCTAATAAAACTTCTTTGTCCATTAAAGCATTTTGCTGCGAATCAGGATGAGCATTAATGATTGTGTCAAATGAAACTAATATATCAAGTATATCTCTTACTGGACATATTATTTTAATATTTTGATTTATATAACGATAAGCTACTTCTACGCCATTGGCTGATGTCCAATTAAGGTTCTTGTCAATAATGTAGTTAGCTTGTTTATCATAATAAAAGTTTTGTGGTATTGCGGCAATTGCATTAGATATTGCGTTGCCTCTGTCATAGTCTTTATGTTCAAATGAATCAAATGTTTGTGTAGCATTAATCATCATTTGTAACATTGGACTTGCCGGCGAAACCCACAAGTCTGGATTTTGATTTAAGATTGAACTAAGTACTGTTGCACCTGAGCGTTGAAGCCCAGCTAAAAAAAATATTTCCTTCATTTATTTTCCTTCGTTATTTAATTATGCGTTTGTTGCCATTATATACCAGTTGGTACCATCATACACTATAGTGCTAAATCTTCCACTGTTTGCAGAATTAATATCTGTTTGTGCTGCGCCACCATTGTGTGGAATAACATTACTTGATGCCGATATAACTTTATGGTTTACATGGTTTATAAATGTTACTGCGCGTCCAATATATTCTGAACCAGATGGTAAAGTTACAGTTAAGTTACTGGTTTTAGTATTTACAATATAGTTTTCTGTATCAGCTAAAGTAAAGTCTGCATTCTTTTCTACTGGTGCAGTAGATGCATAGTATTCAGAAACTTTAGCATAACCTGTTACTGATGCGCGGTTTGTGTCAATGTCAAATCCAACACCAGGAACTCTAAAGTTTGTAACTGAAGCGTTACCTAATGTTATTTGATTAGATACAGATGCAGATGTTGCTGCTGCGTTATAACCAAGAATAATATTATTAGAACCAGTTGTTAAGTTATTAGTTCCGCTGTTTCCAGAGTTGTAACCAATTGCTACGTTATTAGAACCACTAGAAATATTATAGCCAGCGTTGTAACCAAGTGATGTGTTTCCAGCGCCAGCTTGATTATCCCATGAAGAGTAGGCACCTATTGCAGTGTTGTAGTTTCCACTACTTCCACTAAAGTAATAAGTATTACCTGAATCCCATCTTGATAATGCGGCGAATCCAATTGCGGTGTTACCGTTACCAGCAGTGGAGTTATAATATGACCATACACCAACTGCTACGTTTTCATTACCAGTTGCATTGCAATAACCTGCAACGCTTCCAATACCTACGTTTCTAATTCCATTACTTAAACCTAATGCATAGCGACCAATTGCTAAGCTTCTTTCAGCAGTTGTTGAATAAGCCATTGCATAATAACCAACAGCCATGTTTCTTTCGCCAGTTGTTAAAGCTTTTAATGCTCCAGTACCAATTGCAAAGTTAGCTAAAAGACCAGTTGTAGATAATGTTGAATTTAGTAATGCGTTATTACCAATGGCAAAGTTTTGACTAGAATCTGTAATCTTCTGTAATGCAGTAGAGCCAATTGCAAAGTTATTAGTGCCAGTAGTTAAATCTTTTAATGCACCAGTACCAATAGCAAGGTTATTGTTACCAGTTGTATTATCTTCTAGTGCAGTTCCTCCTATTGCAACGTTATTAAAACCAGTAGTATTATATCGCAATGCAGAGTTTCCAACTGCAACGTTGCTATTACCACTTATATTACTAAACAATGTAGCGTTACCAATTGCTAAGTTATTTTCTCCACCAATTGCTTCTTGCATTGCTCCAGCACCAATAGCAACGTTAAAGTTAGGCGTTGCAGCATCAGAAAATGCCGAGTTACCAATTGCTATGTTGTTGCCTCCAGTAGTAAGACTTTCTCCTGCATTAGCACCAAAAAGCAAGTTATTGCTTCCAGTTGTAATTAATAATCCAGAATTAGAACCAACTACTGTATTACTATCACCAGTAGTTACATCACGTAATGCATTAGCACCGATAGCAGTATTGAATTGTGCGTTAGCTGGACCTGTCGGGCCAGTTGCTTGGTTACCAGCACCAACACCAAGTGCAGTGCTAAAGTTTGGTGTATCATTAGTATATACGTTGATGACTTCTAGTGTGCCGTCACCTCTAACAAAGTCAGATGAAGTTCCACCTCTTGTTACAAATTTATTTGCATTAATTTCAAGAAATTCTGCATCAATTGTTGAAGCTGTTGCTCCCGTAAAAAGTGAAGTAGCATAATCTAATTGAACGTTTGATATTGAATAGGTTCCAGCAGTTACATTTATTGGTTTTAATGCACTTCCCGTGGAATTATTAACAACAACATTAGCTAAATTTAATAAAGTTCCAGCACTTGTTATTGTATAAGTTCCTGTTCCAAACGTTGCAGAAGACCCAATAAACAAACTGCCTAAAGTATTAACTGGGTTAACAACAACTTTGCAACTGAATATAACAGTAGTAGCAGAAGAATTGTTATTGGTTAATGAAAATAGGTTTACTAATTCGTTAAAACGAACAAGTCCCGCACCAGTTATTGATGCTGAAGTGTTAATGTTTCCACCATTCATAATAATGCTGGCTGAACCTGATTTAGCAAAAGTAGTTATTTCACAGTTAGTTATTATAGAAGAACTACTGCTGGAATGAGTAAAGGTTCCAAGACTGCAATTACTAAAGTTTACCCCTGCTGTACCAGAAACTGTAGTTGTTGAAATGCCCATTGCATTAACTCTACAATTGGTTGCGCCTGTTGCAATTGTAAGTGTTCCAGTAATGTTTGTATTGGAGTTAATATTATTAACACTATTCAATGTTACGTTTGCAGCAGCTATTGTTGGACTTTCTGCATACGTTCCAGGATGAACCATGATGTTAAGCTTTGGGCTTGAAATTTCTGTTATAGCTTTACCTATTGTTGCATATGGTTTAAGTAATGTACCATCGCCAGTTGTATCACTGCCATCATTAGCTGATACATGAATTTCATTAGTAAAAACAGTAGATGAAGGACCAGTAGGACCCGTAGGACCTATATCACCCGTAGGTCCCGTCGGGCCAGTCACCGTGGAAGCCGCGCCTGTAGGACCTGTCGGTCCTGTCACCGTGGAAGCATCTCCTGTCGGGCCTGTAGGTCCCGTAGCACCAACTGCGCCAGTAGGGCCTGTCGGTCCGGTTACAGTAGAAGCATCACCCGTAGGGCCTGTAGGGCCTGTAGGTCCTGTAGAACCAACTGCACCAGTCGGTCCTGTCGGGCCAGTCACAGTGGAAGCATCTCCTGTCGGACCTGTCGGACCTGTACTTCCTTGTGCACCTGTAGGGCCCGTAGGACCTGTAGGGCCAGTCGAGCCCACAAAACTAAAAGCTAAAGTTAGTGAACTGTTGTTAGCAAAAGCTGCACCAGTTGAAGAAACAAGAGTTAAACCAGTTATATCTAAATAACCACTTTGTTGTGTGTAACCAGTTAATCTCCATGTTTGTGTTTGTATGCCTCCTGCACCAGACAAAACAAATTGATATGCGCCACCGTCAATAAAGTTTTTTATAAAAGTACTAGCAAAACCAAATAAACTATAATCATCAACGCTAATAGTTGTTGCAGAGTTTTGTGTTACGTTATTCCAAAGAAGTTTTCCAAAACCAGGGTCACCAGAAGTTGCACTAGTATTAGCTCTATAGGGTAATGTTGTAGTTGTACTTGATAATGCATAATCTTGAAAAAATACTGGTTCATCGTTTGCATAGTTTGTTGTACCAGTACCAGCGCTAACTAATAACCCTACATCATATTCTACGTATGTTGAATAATATGTAGCACCTGTAATAACCCAATTTTGAAAGTTATAGTTTGTTGATGGATTGAAATCTTGGTCAGTTATTGAAACTCTACCAGCAATAACATTAGTAAAAACAGATGCTAGGTTATTTCCTGCAGCATCTGTGAGGCTAATAAATATTTTTGTTGCAGAAACTTGAGTTGCATTGTTATATGTAATATAACCAGAACCTGGGTCACCAGAAGTAGAAGAAGTTTTTATTTTGTAGTTAAGCAGTAGTTGAGAAACACCTAGTGGTCCAGTCGGGCCTGTGGCACCTGTCGGACCCGTTGCGCCTGTCGGGCCCGTTGCGCCTGTCGGGCCTGTAACAGTAGAGGCTGCTCCTGTCGGTCCAGTCGGGCCTATATCACCTGTGGGACCCGTAGGGCCGGTTACAGTTGATGCTGCTCCAGTAGGGCCGGTCGGGCCTGTAACAGTGGAAGCTGCGCCTGTAGGGCCTGTAGGGCCGGTTACAGTAGAAGCGGCACCTGTGGCGCCTGTTGGTCCGGTCGGGCCAGTCGCTCCTGTCGGTCCCGTAACCGTAGATGCTGCACCTGTGGCGCCCGTCGGTCCCGTCACACCTGTGGCACCTGTCGGTCCGGTTACAGTTGATGCTGCTCCCGTAGGGCCCGTAGGACCGGTTATGGTTGAGGCTGCGCCCGTAGGACCTGTCGGTCCGGTTACGGTAGATGCTGCACCGGTGGGGCCAGTAGGGCCGGTATCACCCGTCGGACCTGTAAATCCTGTCGGGCCTGTAACGGTTGACGCTGCGCCCGTGGGTCCCGTGGGTCCCGTAAAGCCTGTAGGGCCTGTCGGACCAGTAGAACCCGTAGGACCTATCGGTCCAGTTGCGCCCGTAGGACCTGTCGGTCCCGTTACTGTAGAGGCAGCTCCTGTGGCACCCGTTGGTCCCGTAGGGCCTGCAGGGCCAGTAGGTCCCAAAGCTCCAGTCGGACCCGTTGATGTAGTTAAATACGGAAGTCCATTCCAGTTGGTAGTACCATCACCAATCTTAGCTTTGTTGGTATCATACTCATAACCAATTTCGCCGGCAAGCAAAATAGGATTGTTAGCAGTCCAGTTTGCAGCAGTGTCACGTCTTACTTGTACAACAACAGCCATTTAAAATCCCCTTGCATCGTAATCGAAATCTCTTCTTGTTTCAAACACATATTGAGATGTACCAAATGCCGTAGCAGCTGGAGTTAAAGACCCAGCCGTACCTGTGTTAGCATCAAAAGCACCTGCAGCAGTAGTAGTTGAAGTTAAAGCTGTACTATCTGCCTTAAGCAAATAGTGGAATTGAACACTTGATGAAGTGCCGCCATCAATCAAATCTTCTTGTTGGTGGTCTACCAATAGGTCAGACTGTTGCTTAGTAAGTTCTCTTTTAAGGGTGTTCATCATTCTAGACAGCAGCAAGTTGCTGTTGCCCTGAATGGTATTGTTACCCGGCGCACTCCAAACAGCTCTGATAACTACTCCTTATTCTTAATCTTCTGTTGTGTTATTTCAACTATCATAGCCTGAAGTTCGGCATCTGACAAATCTTTAACACTTGATTCAGTTTTAATATTAACAGTTTGAGCTTGCTGCAAAAAGCCAGTAGCCTTTAAATACAACTCGGCACTCTTAGTATCACCTGAGACACCCTTAATGTATAAGGCATCTAATAATGATTGAGTTCTTTCTGGCGATTCCGCTAGACCCTTGACCCCAATGGACCAACGCTCGATGAAATTTTTTTTCTTTTCCCATGTGCCCAAAGTATTAATATGGACTTCATGTTCTTCAGCCCAAGCCTTTTTGGTAGCTGGGGTTCTAGCATTTTCAGGTGTAAGCAGCCAGCTTAGGTATTCTTCTTGGGCATTGGTTAAGAAGAGTGCTTCGGTTCTTGACATGAAATCCTTATCCTTCGGGAAAAAAAGTGTTCTATATGTAAAGATATTCTGTTACATCATATAGATATCGGTGATATATCACAAGTATATCAGAAAAAGATTACAAAAAACTTGTTAATCCTGCTCTTGGTATGGTACTATATGGTTACTCGGGTTCTGCATAACAGGAAAACATGAATAACAAACAAATATTAAAGGTTGGTTATTCAAGGTAACTGTTACTAGTAACCACATTCAAGTAACCATTATAATCGAAGGAGATTAGAAATGCAAACATTTACAGGAACAATAGCCAAGGTGCCTACCGTTGGCGCAAAACAAATAACCTCAGCAATTAAAATAACAGAAGATAGTAAGCCAATACAGATAGTAGCTTTTAAGAACTATTGCCCAGTTCAAGTAACCACAGCATTAACCAGTATTAAAATTGGTGATAGCTTTTGCTTCATTGGCAGACAGAAGAAGAACCCTTCCACAGGTCAACAGGAAATTGTAGTAGAGAAGCTTGTAGAAACAAAGGATTTAAAATATGCCATTGACCCTAACCTTGATTTTATTATAGGTGGTCTGTCTTCCTTTAATAACAAGCCAATCAGCATATCAGAACCGCGCGAAGGATGTAAGCAATATTATACAGATGGTGATTTTTATTGGTATGAAGGTCATAAAGAGAAGTGCCCAACAAGTTTCTAATTTTTTTTTTATTATTGTTTTATTTGCTTAGGACAATATGAGGATGCTATACTGGTAGCCTCTTAGGAACGTCCTGAGAGACCTTAGAAGAGATTCTAGGGTTACATAATCAGTGATGATGAACTAAATAGTAACTTACTAGGTTGGGGACAACTTAGAGCTTTCGTGAGGAAAGGGCCAGGGATTAAGTTCTCTGGTCTTTTTCTTTTATTTAACAAGGAGATATTTGGCATGTTTGAATTAGAACCAGAACACAACTTGTGGGATGCTGAACACCCAGAGTGGTTTATATATGACGTAGAGTTGCTTAATGCTTGGTACTGGGAACAATGTGTAATAGAATTGGAAGGCTAGTACTTAAGCTTAACTAGGTACGGGGGTCTTGGGATTTTATAATAGTCCGTTTGTCCCTACATAGTACGGTACCCTTATGTAAATGGGTATACGGGGGGCCTGGGTGTAGGGGTGTGCCTGGGTGTATGTACATGGGTCTGGTAGCACACTGAGTATGATGAGGGTGCTTAGTGGTAGAGCTCATACATAAGAGAGGACCTAACCTGTTACTGGCCTAGTGGTGATATATCATAGGAATATTATCCTAGTCCTTGCACACCTTGACCATCCTGTGCTATACTATACGTGTCGGTGAGGGAATGACGCGGGGGGCTAGTTCTCTTGCCGGCATATAATACGAATATAATAGCTAAGCCATAATAAGACCCAGGATTGTACAGTATTCCTTCTGTATAGTCCTGGGTTTCTCCTTGTGTAGTAAGGGTTTTGTGGGGGAAAAGCTAAGAACTTGACACTGTCTAGTCCTCTATTCTTTAATTAAAGGATGCCCTATATGCAAAGCAGAGGTGTTCTATCTCTTATGCAGATACAAAGACCTGGATTTATCTTATATTATGATACTTGTATTGAACTTGTATACCTTGATTAAAGATAAGCACTTGAGCATTAGTCTCTCTATGAGTTCTTGTCTTATCACAATTATAATATTAAAAGATTGTTTGTTTTGCGGCGGCCAATCTTAATAAATCCAATGTAAATACAAAAGACCGAGACAACTGGAGTTCGTAGGGTCTGCAGTTGTCTCATTTTAAAACCTTACTCCCTACAAAAGGATATTATACTACTATGAAAACAGAACAAATTGAACAGATTGTTGCGGCGACCGACAATCTTATAGCACAATCAATCAGTGATGCAGTTGCTGAGCAGTTTAAGAAGCAGAATAAGGTTAAGCCTTCTATTAATACTAATATGATTATTGGTATTGTTGTTGGTTTTATTTTAATTCTTGCTTTGTTTGCCGGCAATTCCAAACTAAACAATGTTGCTGATACTATCAAACAGGATAATGCTGGAACAGCTGCAGTAGTTACTGGAGCACTTACTGGCTTAGAAGGCACTATCGCAGCAGGTGATGCTGATATTATTGCTGGACTTGATGGTATTCAGACTGGTATTGGTGAGATTAAAGATTCAGTTGCTAAAATCCCGACCAAACCAGTAGTTATTACTAAGGCTCCTGTTACCACAAAACAACAGAAGTATAATAACTGTGTCAAATGGGTTGGGAATGCTAAACTCGATGCAGCAAACTCTAAAATCTATCTTGATGCTTGCTTGACTTGGATTAAGTAGTTTTAAACTTGTTAGTAGCATAGGTAATCGGCTTATGCTATTAACATTTTTTTTATAAGGCGTAGGTTAGTACTGCACCCAAAGGCAGGCGTTACTGTGAATGCTTTGGGGTTGGGTC